AATGGTAATGCGTTATTATCGTAGTAAGGTATATCAAATCCATTTTGTTTTTCATATTTAATTCTTTTATAAGGTGTATTACTCATAACCGATTATTTTTTTTGTTTCTCTTAACAAGTCGTCTATATTTATTTCCTCTTGTTTTGCGTCAAACTTATATTCCTTTATCTTCCATCTATTACGATTTTCTTGAAAAGCAACCACAACAGATACTTCGTCTCTTTGAAGGTCTAACCTTATTTCGTTAAACTTATAATTCATCAAATGGGGGAACTGGTTTTGGTTCATATTCACTTAAGGTTAGTGAATTAACCCAAGATACACTTGTATTTTCATTACCATTAACCTCTTCCTCACTTATAACCCAATTATCGTTAATATCTTGAAGGGGGTTAAAGTATGTGTCGTCAGTCCATTTTAGACCAACCAATTCGTCTTTTTGATTTTCTGTTATTATTCCTACTAAATGAGACATTTTAATATGTATTTCTTCCTAATGTTGTTTGGAATGTGTTTATTATACCATCTAATGTTGTTATTTCACTCGCAGATAATCCATCACCTATGGTTGTAAATTGTAATCTTCTATCACTATATCTTATACTATCAGTAAATACCCTTAGATTAGCATTTGGTGCTGAAGTGATGGAAGTAGTTGTGTTTGTATCTTGTAATGAACCATTTTTATAAACCACCAAACTTGTTGTTGATGTTCTTGATTGTATGTAATTACCTTTAGCATCAGCATTACTAAAATCCACCGCATAAAGAGCACCTTGACTATATTGCCAACCATAATATACATTACCAAGAGATACTGCCATAACCCAATTATCATTTCCAAAACCAAATCTATAACCAAACTCACTTTCATCTGGAGAGGCAGTTTCAGTTCCAACATAAACTGAAGAGTGTGAAGAAATGCCTACTGCTGAACCAATCTCAACTTGAGGGTTAAATCCTGTATCACCATAAGCGTTTGTTCCATTACCCGTTGAGCCACTAATATCGTGCGTCATTCCACCATTCCAAGTAATATCAAATGATTTATCTAATTTAGCGTTGATTGAGTTTGATGCTGCTGTTCCACCCAGATATGGATACATCGTGTATATCTTACTATAAAGTCCTGCTGACTTTAATTCTGTAAATAATGTATTAGTAGCCGCACTCATCGTGGCATCTATAGTTCCACCTGATGTAATTACATCTGTGAGATATGCTGCTGCGTCAGCATCTAAACAACTTGGGTTATTATCCAATAGATAAGTTCCTTGATTTGGAACACCCGATGTAAAATTACCCTCTAATGGAAAACCATTATTATATTGTGGAATACAAACTTTAGAATAACTACTATTAAAGAAATTATCGCTGCATTGTGGCCCTGAAGGAAAACTAAATAATGAAAATAAAACTATTTGGAACTCTTCTGTTCTTGGTATATTATCATATACATTTCCCATTATGAATGTTCCGTATGTTGGATTTTCATACCAATATAAAGCGTGTGATTTGGGGTCAGTATCACTACATACAATCTGCCAGTTATTAGTCGTATTAGTCCAACTTAAATAACCTTGACCGAGATAAGTATATGTTCCTGAAAAATCAGTAGTAGCGCCTGATGCGGTTATATCAACACAAGGGGACGCCCCAACCTGTAATCCACAAGATACGGGAACTCCCATAAAGGTCATATCCATCGTATATTCCCCATTAAAATTATCAGTCGTAATAGTATAAGGTATAACTTGAGAACCATAACTTATACTACCACCTGAAAAGGGATAGAAGGTTATATCTGCTGTATAACCACTAAAATTATTTGATTGAATTGTTAATTGAGACATATTATATTATTATACTATTCTTACTCTTAAAGCCCCTGCGTTATGATATATACCGCCTAATTCCACGCCATTAGCCGCTGCGGTTGCGTCGTCTGCGAAATTATATGAAGCATAATCTACTAATGTTGCTGCTGGCATATAAACCATATTATCTTTAGTAGCGGTAAAACCAGTATTACCAATAATAGTAGTTCCACTTGTAGTTCCTGTAATAGCATTTTGGAAGCCACCTATTATATTATTATAATTTCCTGTAGATGTAATATCACTATCACTTGATATGTTAAATTGTCCGTATCCGCCTGTAATAGTATTCCATATTCCAATTGCGGTATTCATTCCGTTCGTTAAATCACCATTACTATTTATAGTATTATACCACCCGTAAGTTTGTGTAGTTGAGCGATTATTACTATTATTATACCACCCTAGATTTATTGAACCATCACCATTATTAGTTATATTACCTCCAATAGTAATTCCTCTATTCCCGTTGTGGCTGTTAGATTTACCTATTAAAACATTTCCTGATATATCATTACCAGCACCTTCATTTAGTGCGTATCCTAAATATACTCCTCTTGAACCAGTATTACTTCTACCTATTATAACACCATCATTTTTTTTTGTATTACCATTACCAATAGTAATATTACCCGCTTCAGTTCCACCAAAATTAGAGTGGTAATTATTATTCCAACCAACAACTATTTCACCATCAGGCACCGTGGCTCTTGTAGGCACATTATCATATCCGTATATTACACTACCACCCCATACTTTATTACCATGCCCGAAATTAACATAATCCGTAGTTCCACTAAAGATATTCGGTGTCGCAACAATACTATTTACACTACTTATATTATCGTTTAATGTATCACCAGTTACACCTGGAGTTCCACCAACACCCGCTAATAGTGTTGATACTTTTATCTTACTCGTTGTTGTCTCCCCACTATCAACGATTGCGAGTAAATCATTATCTGTCTTTCCTGTCTGTTCGGGGAGTTGAGGGATAGTTTTATTCGCCATAATTTTATAATTCTGTTATTACAACCGAATAACCTAAATCTTCAAGTTGTCCTTTTATTGTATTTTGTGTAAATAATAATACATCATCACCATCAGTTGTTCTATTATATGCGTATCCACCACTTACATAAATGGGGACATTTGTTAAAGATAATTTACCTGATGTATATGAGGTTTCATCATACCAGTATTCTACTGATATAGCAACCATACTACTATCATCATTAACTGAATATTGTGTTCTACCATATACACTTGAAAGAGTTATTCCATTTTCTAACTCAATATTTCCCGTTATTTGTAATGCCATTTTTTATATTTTTAAATTAAATAATTTATAGAGGGTAAAAATCAATATTATCCCCACTTTGAGTAATCAATTCGTCTCCGTCTTGTGCGAGGATATGGTATGTTATAACTAAATTATAATCAAAATCACAAGGTGGAGGAACAGGTGGTGTCGGTGGGACACTATCTACTCCACCAACCCAACTCGCAACCCATCTTGCTTTCTTGTTTCCTGGAACAGGAGCCCCTCTTCGTGCTCCCATTAAAGGTTTTACCCCTGCGGGTATATATCTTTTACCATTCCATCTAATCATTTTTAGGGGTCTATTTTTTAATAAAAGGTGTGAGGAGGGAACTACCCCTCACTCACTCCTTTTTAGTTTAATTAAACTGCGTCAAAGGTAATACCACTAAAGACAGCGTCAATAGTTGTAGCAACTTCAATTTCTCTTGTAGCAGCAGGTTCTCCACCACTCGCTGTAAGTGTGGAGCCATTTGCGTCCGTAAATGCGGCACCTGTAAATACAGAACCATCGTTTATCGTTAATCCATTAACCTCACCAGGGAACCAGAAGCGGCCGTTATTATCAGCGACAACTACGAAGAACTCTGGTTGTTTAGTTAATTCAAACCATATATTTCTCAATACACTATCGTATTTAGATAAGTTCAAAGTTAAAGTCGGTTGATATACAACACTATTAGATGTTGCATTTACCGAGATTGTCTCTTCAAATGAAGAAGACCCTTTAACGAGTTCAAACTTATACATTACACCAGTTCCGCTGATTGCGGTAATCTGGTCGTCAGCATCAGTAGTGATACTATTAATCGTGTTTCCTGAACCACCCAAGATATAGACAGATTTAATTCCGCCTATTGATGCGTCGCGGCATCCAAGAGCAAGCCCACTATCAATATAACAACTCATTTATTTATTATTTTTAATTAGGTTTATTTATGTATATTATCCCAAATATACGAACTTGTCGGGTTCGTGCAATCCAACGCCGAAACCAACTTTGGTTAATGAAGCAACATTATCTTCAAATGGGTCATACTGAACTCTTACTTCCATTCCGTCATCAGCAGCAACACCAATCAAGATGTTCTGTGTTGGAGCGAGAACGATTTTTGATTGTCCGTCCAACCCTTGCGTAGGCACAACAGCGATGTTTGAGCCAGGCAAGAAGATTGTAGTTTCAGTTGATAAACCACTTTCATCACCTAATGTAAATAAGTTCATAGATGAACTATCTGCGAGTGCTGCGATGAACGCTCTGTAATCACCAAATCCCATAAAGATTGCCAAGTCATCTCTTCTTTGAATAGAAGATGGGATATTTAAAACCAACTTGTTAAGTTCGTCAATTGCGTTAGTAGCTGTGAGTGCTACATATGTTCCACCTGAAACACCTGATGCAACAACATCAGCGGTAATACCACTAAACCCACAAGAAGTTCCTTGCCACAATTCAGTTTCCATAAAGTCAGCACTTCTGTTAGACAAGTCCTGAACGAACAACTCCTCAAATGGGATGCTCTCTTGGAATAATGAATTAGTCAAAGCTTGTGATAAGAAGTATTCTCTCAACTCATTACCACAATTATTCATTCTTGCAGTTTTATAACAACCTACGACTTCCACTTGCGTCATATCTGTTGTGCCTGATGGGGTTAGTCCGCAGCTAAGGCCGTCTTGCCATGCTGGGTCGTTTGCCATCACACCAACTTTCATGCTGGTTCCCTTCATATTTGGGTAAATACGAGCATATCTTGGGGTAGTAGCACCCAATACACTCTTCAATAACATCTCGTCAGCACGCTCGTTAGACCATGCATTAAGAGCTGTTAAATCATACGAAAAATCTAATTTCTTCTTCATTTTATTATTATTTAAAATACTTATTTAGTTGTTGAACTCTGTATTCTGCGAAGTTCTCTACAACTTGTTTATTGCTTTTTGCTTTATTTTTGATATTTTCTACTTCTGGTTCTTTTTTAAGAGTATCAATATCGTTATTGACTTTGGAGAACTCCTCCTCTGTCTGTGATGAGAAATCTTGGAATAAATCCAAAACTTTAGATAATGCTTCTTTCATTTCATTAATCTCGTTTTTCAACTCAACTAATGTCGTGTCTTCTTCCATATCTTCGGTTTCACTCATTTCTTCTTCAATTTCCTTTTGTTCTACAACTACTTCAACTTCATCGGGGGTCTCTTCAACTTCCTCTTCTCTGTCTTCTCTAATTTCAACTACTTTACTTTCCTCGTCCAAAACGATTACTTCCCCTGATTGTAGGGTGTGCTCGCCTGTTGGTCCTGGAACTAAATTGCCGTCATCTAAAACAACATAAAGAGTATCACCCAACTCTAACTTTTCACTATCCGTGTTGTTAGTAACTGGTGTCCCATCAGCAAGTGATGATGTGTAAAACTTTTCCTGTTTTGTATCAGCAAACTCAAGGTTTAATAAGTCCTTTATCTTACTGATTGCTTCTTTTGGATTTAACATTTTCACTTTGTGTTTTTAAGAATGTTTATGATTTTATTATAAATATACTCATCTTTACTAAATGATTGAGTAATAAGTTCAAACTCTCCCTCAACAGATAAACCTTTAACTTTACCTGTCTTGATTTGGTTTTCCCATACATCTTCGTTCTTGACTTTGTATCCTACCATCCAGGAACCTATGGGAACATCTTTTTT